TAGTACCGAGCTTGCTTTCTTTAATTTAGAAAGTAAGTCATCATTCATATCAAATACAATTTCTGGATTTGGCATAGTGATATCTTTTTCAGGCGGTGCAATAATCATTGATGATTCTGCATAGTTATATGTTGCACTTGCACCATTACCACTAATGTTAACAGAATTAGAACCGAAGTCAAACTCTGCATCATTACCTAACAACGAAATTGTTGCAAGGAACTCTGGAAGGTCATATACAGAAAACTCACTTGTAAAATTGTCTTCTATAGTTGCTTTACCAAAGATATTTTTCATAGGTGAAATCGTTTTGATTTCATTACCTATATGTACTGTAATACCATTATTGATACTACTAAAGTTTGTTAAAACTTCTAATGTACTGTCACTTATTTTCATAATATATCCTCTTGATTAACTCTCATTCTTGTCCACTGTATCATGCACATAGAGAGCCATTAGTGCATAGTGTAAAACTTTCATTAAGTCTGCACGATTGTATCCATTCTTCTTACCATACCTTTGTGCGTACTTTAAGATGTTACCCATGCAAAAACCTTCTCCATGTCCACCATCTATAATAAATTCTGTTGCTTGATATTTGTTCTGAGAGTAATGTTGTTCATATGTATTATCGACATACTCCTTAAACTGAGTAATCAGTTCATCTTCATTGTATTTGTAATTTATTTTTTCAGACATATATCTATTATCTCACAAAACTCGTATTTGTCAACAGTAAAACTCCAACTCTTTTTCCCAGTTGTTTTTATTAGATTCATAACTAGGACTATTCAGTTGACAGACTATAAGTCTTCCACCATCCATATCTAATCTAATACTATCTGTTTGAAAACTACCACCATTCACATCATGAACAGTTGCAGTAATGATACCAGCCCTATCTTCACATGGAAGATTTTTAATTAATTTTATAAGTTCTTCTTTTCTCATTTGTAAAATATATGTTCGTTAATTCTCACAGTTTCATTTAATGAATCTGCCCAATAAGGACTTACATATACAGAATGATAGTGCGTTGCACCCTCTGTAATGTCACCATATTCACCTTGTATGATATTTCTTGCAAGTGTTAAACATTGTACCCAAGTTTTTGAGTCCTCTGGGTCGTCTGATTTACCATCACAAAACCAACTAAACTGACATTGGTTTCTAGTAGGCATCATATTACCCTTCCAATTCTCTGACCATCTTGCTTGATAAACTACACCACAAATGTCCTCTGGGTAGTTCATATGTGCAGTTCTATTGATTACTACTTGTGATACTGCAATCTTACCAGCAAGTGGTTGATTACCAGCTTCAAAATACATATTTTGTGCAAGACAAAATGCTTCATTGTTTGGGTCAGATGCATGTGCATTTGGTGAAATTGTAAATCCAATACAAAACCCCAATACAAACAAGCACAAATATTTCAACCTTTTCATTATTATATCATCCATTCGTATCCCCATTTTAATAAACTTTGTTGTTTATCTATTGCCTTATCAATATCAATATGTTGAGTTAATGATTTTTTACCATTAGTATCAACTATAGTTACATCATCATCATTAATTGTAAATGATACATAATGACCTTCATAATGTAAAGTACCCTTAAATACCATCCTAGGATGGTCTACACCTTTATTCATATTAAACCTAATGTAACCAATGCAATAACAACTATTTCATCAATTAACATTATTCCTATAAAAATTTTCATTAATAATAATTTCATAATATCTCCTAAAAAATCTGGCGGGATGGGAAAACAGTTTCAACACAAATGCGTGTTATAATAGTGTTCACTTTGTTGTTTTCGTTTCCCTGTCCCTGCCCGAGCATACAGCCCCTATTATTAAGCTCCACCTCTAGTATAAAGGTCAATCAGTTTTTCACCAGTTGCTCTAGTACCAAAAGTTCTAATTACTTTACCTTTTTGTTGTCTAACAATTAGACCACTATTGTATTCTGTGTCTGTGACATTTCCATTTTCAAAATCCACTTTAGACTCTTCTGTTTCATACCACATAGAACTCAATCTATGGATATGAATCGTCCTAGGTGTCTTTGACCACTTCTCTGCTTCAAGAAGTAATCTTTGTCTTTCAACTACATCGTCATATTCACTCATGAGTCAAAACTCCTTATCCTCGCTGGGATAACTTTATTCATATTACAATCATCACATACCCTATCATTAACATCTTCAAGAATAGGTTGTGGATTGTGTCCATGACCCTCAAAAAACCCTGTGCATAATGCACAAGGTTGAGGAGAACTAGACGACTCTAGTGAGGTCTTACTATATGTTGAGTTCGTCATTTGCATTCTCCTCGTTAACTGTTTCATCCTCGTAAGGATTTACACCTTCATCAACCTTAGTGTAAAGGTCAAGGAAGGATGCTTTAGTGTCTTCATCGAACCTTGCAAGACACACTTCAATTGATTTCAATTTGTCATTGAACATTGAGAATGCTTTTGCAATGTGAACCAACCTTCTAGTTGAAATCACTTCATCAACAGCACCCTCGTAAAAAGACTTTCTGATTACATCAGCCCAGTCGACAAGTTTGTCTGCAAACTCATCATCACTAACTCCAAGAATTGCAAAGTCACCTTTAACAATTTTTTTCTCAGTAGTCACTGGTGGATATTCTTGTTCAAGACAGATTGCAAACCTTTCAAGGAATGCTTCGTTCAAGATGTTAGTTCCTATGAACCTTCCATCCTCAGAACCTTTACCTTTTGTGTTTGCAGTTGCAACCACTGTAAATCCAGGCTCTGGTTTTACAAACTCACCAGTCTTTTTAATTAAGTAACCACCACCTTCTAGGATGGATTGTAAACACATAATTTTGTTTGATGCAAGGTCAACTTCATCAAGAAGTAAAACAGCACCTTTCCTCATTGCTTTAAGGACAGGGCCTTCTTTGAAAACAATGTTACCATTGATAAGAGTATTTGAACCAATCAAATCATCTTCATCAGTTTCAATAGTAATGTTAACCCTAAAAAGTTCCTTCTTAAGTTTTGCACAAATTTGTTCGACCATCAAAGTCTTACCATTACCACTGAGACCAGTAATAAACACTGGAAAGAAAATTCCAGATTTAAGGATTGACTTGAGGTCTTTAAAGTGACCAAAAGGAACATAGTTATCCATGATTGATGGAATAACTGAAATATTTTCATCGAGAACATTCACACCAACAGTAGATGCTGGAATTTCAACAGTTTGAACTGCTTGAACCGCTGGAGCGGGACTTGAATAATTCTCTGGAACTACAGATTCAATGGAATAAGTTCCATAACCTGCTTTAAATTGTGGATTTCTAAACAACCACGATGGTTTAGGAATACCTGCTGTAGCACAGATTTTCTTTACAGTGGATTTAGAAAACTCCACTTGATTAGGAAACTGTTCTGCAGCTGCATCGAGAAACCTATAATGATTAGCATTCAAATTCATATTTACCTCACTTTTTGAATAATTTTTTAACATATGCATATTATACTAAAATATGTACCCATCATGCAACCTTTTTAACGAAGTGCTGAAGAATTTTTCTTTGGGACATTTTGTTGTTACCCATTCTCTTCATTGCACCTTTAAGAGCTTGTTTACTAGCACCTACTTTAACATCTAAAGTATCATCTTCTGCAATGATACCCATTTTCTTTTTGTTTAGAATGTAGAACTCTTTGTATCCACTTTGTTCAGTAGTTTTAACTGCGTATCCACCTTCTTTTCTGAATAACTTGTAACCTTCTGATTTTATCTTCCAATCTTGATAGTCACCACTGAATTTATCAATTGCATAATCAAACTCTCTATGTTTGTTAGGGCAGATAAAGAATCCAACAGTATCAACACCAGTAGTTTGTTCAATCCATTTTAGAAGATTGTTAGTTCCATTTCTATTATTATCACTAGATGCTCTATATCTGTAAGTAGATTTTGTTCTTCTGTCGTGAATGAATTGGTCATTACTATAACCTTTAAATCCACTCATTCTGAAACTTTCACCATCAGTAAGAGTCACAAATTGTAATTTATCAATATTGTAGTTGTGTTTGAAATCTGCAATGTAGTCTCTTATGTAAACTAGTGATTCATCAAGTGGTGTACCACCTAATTGATAATCATTTGCAGAACCCCAACCAGCTTGGAATCTTGAACCTTTGTAATTGCTTCTGTAATAACCACCATCACACATTGATTCAAGTTGTGCATTCATACAAACTGCAGCTTCAAAGAAGTCTCTTTTGTTCATTTTATCAGTAAACAACTCAATCAATCTTAAACTTTTGTTTGGAGTAAATCCTGCTTGTCTATCCCACTCTGGGTCATAGTTTTCAACACCCTCTCTCCATGCATCTGTAAATGCATACACTCTGTGAGGAATACCAACTCTTCTACAGAACATTGTAAGAACTATTGATTGTTCATATGTCTCTCTAATTGCATCGTACATAGACCCAGACCAATCAACCAACATGATAACACCATGATTTTTACCATCAGGCACTACAGTTGCTCTTTTGAATATATCATCTTTGAGTAAGTACTGGTGGATTTTTGACATATCAATTTCACCAGTTTTTGCAGACATTGACTTTTTGTAAGCATCTGCAGCTTTTCTCATATCAAATTCTTTTGCCATGTAGTTAATGACATTCTTGTTGTGGTCAAAGAACTTTTGAGTATACTCTCTAGAATTATAAATGGTATCTGTTTCACCACCATATTCTTTCATGTTATCATCAAAAGATTTTGTTATATCACTAATAACTTTTTTATAAGGGATAGTAATATCTTTTGTTTGGAATTCTTTAGTATTCAAATCCATGTAAGCTGGTTCTGAATCCCATCTATCTAAATCTTTGTGAAGTTTATCTTCATTGTTTCTGAAATTCTTATCAGTGATAGACTCAGATGATTCTCCTAATGCATTACCACTTTTACCACCTTCACCTTCACCACCTTTTAAATTTTGTGATTTTTCAGTTTCAATCTCACCTTCACCAGTAGTCTCTTCATCTGTTTCATCACCATCTTCTTCTGAGGAATCATCACCAGACTCAGTACCTTTTTCACCATCTGTTTCTTCATCTGACTCTTCTTCTGATTCTTGATTACCGCCTAGTGATTGTTCTGATTCACCTTCACCATCTTCTCTTTCATCGAAGTCTTGAGG